TCAAAAGGTGCAAATGTAACAGTATACGAACCTGACCCATTTAACTGCGAGATGCTGGAAAAGAATCTAAAACTTAACGGGTTCAAAGCAACCGTAAAGCAGGCCGCACTTGTTCATAACGATACTAAAGAAATCATCCTGTTCATTGGAAACAACAACAATGTATGGCGCAACTCCATTATTAAGAAATGGAACAACAAGGGTATCAAAGTTCCCTGCCTAAACTTCAATGATGAAGCCAAAAACTTTGACTCTTGCAAGATGGATATAGAGGGCGCAGAAATGCCAATCCTAGAGAATTATTCCCATATATTCAACAAGTTAGTATTCGAATGGAGTTTTGATATTGACCCCAGTTTGCCTAGATTTTGGGCAATTATTGAAAAGCTGCAAAAGGATTACAAGGTAGCACCCGTTGGTAATACTGGTAAGTTCGTCAGCCGTGACTACGATACATGGCAAAAGTCATGGTTTCCTGCTTGTACTAATGTTTACTGCACCCAATGAAAACAGTCGAATTAATCAAAATAGACCACAGCGTAAAGATCGGTGATATTTGCGGTGATATTGAACCCAATATTACTGAGGACACCTTATTTACCGCTGATGGAGTGCCTGTTGGCTTTTACATCAAAGAGATCACAGGAAAGCTTAAACAGCTTGCCGATGTCGCTAACGCAGAACTACTTAGCGATAGAGTGCCTAAGAGTGAAATGAGGCGTTCAAGTGGCCTAAGAGATAGTCAGTTTGAGGTTAAACAGTTCAGCACCATTCTTGGAAGCTGCCCGCCCAAGCCTCACATGAAGCGACCTTATCCAGCTATTTCAAGCGTTCATCAGGTAAAGACAGCCCAAACTTTCATAAAAGCAATGTATTTGCTATGCAAGGAGTCTGAGAACCTTGTCAAAGAGATTACCCCTGAGATATACGAAAGACAAAAGCAAATCATTACTGAAAAAGTGCCGCCAAAGTTTAGGTTTGGAGAACTATTCACCTCAAGCATTAGCAACTTCAACATCCCAATACAACCGTTCCTGATTACGGTGCAACGGTAGACAGTAGAGATAACTCTATGCTGGTATATCCAGCTTGGAGAAATGTTCATGGGGTAACCCCTATAAGACCTACCGCAGAGGGGGGATACAGAAATAGCCTAGTGTTCTACCCGCTAAAAGCCTTCAACAATTACTGGGATTAAAACGGAGTTATAAAAATGGCTGGAAAAGGCAGACCCCCGCACAAACCCTCAAAAGAGAGCAGAGAACAAGTCAAACGCTTATCTGCATTGGGTTGCCCGCATGAGGACATAGCTACCCGCTTAAAGATAAGTGCTGATACGCTGGTCAAGTATTACCAAGATGAACTAGACGAAGGCCGTATAGATGCAAACTCAGCTATTGCTGGCACTTTGTTTAATCAAGCAAAGAAGGGGAATACTGCTGCCGCTATCTTTTGGCTAAAGACACGGGCTAGATGGAAAGAAACCCAAGTCAATGAGGTTACTGGCTCAAATGGTAGCGATATAAGAATCACATGGGCAGATGAGTAGCCCTGTAAAGCTGAAATACCGCCCTAGAAGCGTTTTTGAGGACTTTCACACCCGTAAGCAACGCTGGGCTGTTATCGTAGCCCACAGGCGTTGTGGCAAGACTGTCGCTTGCATCAATGATTTGATAGTTAAAGCCCTGCTAGAAAACAAAAAACACGCCCAATACGCTTACATCGCCCCCTTTTACTCACAGGCCAAATCAGTAGCTTGGAGATACTTGGAACGCTTTTCTGAGCCATTCATGACTAAAGCCAATCAGTCAGAGTTATGGGTCGAATTGGTTAATGGGGCTAGGATTAGATTATTTGGCGCAGATAACCCTGACGCACTTCGAGGAAACTTCTTGGATGGAGTGGTCATGGACGAAATGGCTGATATGAAACAATCCGTATGGGGTGAAATCATAAGGCCGTTATTGGCTGATCGCATCGGTTGGGCCACCTTTATTGGCACTCCGAAAGGCCACAACGCTTTTTATGACATCTTCAACGAGGCCCAAAAAAACCCGAATTGGTATACAAAAGTCCTGCGGGCAGACCAAACCAACCTTTTGCCACAAGCCGAACTAGACGATGCAAGAGCCTCAATGTCTGATAACCAGTATGAGCAGGAGTTCCTATGCTCGTTTGAGGCCGCTATCCTTGGGGCGTATTACGGGCAGGAGATGCGCAGGCTTACAGACCTTGAACGCATTACCTCGGTAGACTATGACCCGATGTTCCCCTGCCATACCGTATGGGATTTGGGTTTCAACGATTCAACGGCAATCATTTGGTTTCAGGTGGTTTACGGTGAAATACGGGTGCTAGATCACCATCGGTCTAACGGTCAAGCCATACCCTATTACACAGGTTTGCTAGCCCAAAAAGAAGATGAATTCGGATACAAATATGGCTATCACTACCTACCCCATGACGCTAGGGCTAAAACTTTGGCGAGTGGTGGAAAGAGCATAATCGAACAAATCTCGACAAAAATTGACATAAATAAGCTAAAAATCGTTCCAAACCTATCACTTCAAGATGGAATACAGGCTACACGACTTGCATTAACTCGCTGTTGGTTCGATAATAAGTGTGACGAACTAATTGAATGTTTGCGCCAATATCAAAGGGAGTGGGATGATGATAAGAAAGTATTTAGAGATCGCCCTAAACACGATTGGACGAGCCACTCTAGCGATGCGATGCGCTATCTCAGCATTGTTTGGAAAGATGAGGACAGCCCTATTCTCAAAGATACAAGGGTTAAAGGCTTATCTATTGGCGAAAATGAAGTAACCCTAGACGAATTGTGGAAGCAAACACCTAAACAAACATACCGCAGGATATAAAAATGGATCACACATACGAAGATTGGTATAACACCATCGCTAGTTATGAGAGGGCTTATAAAGAATGGGAAGCCCGCACAGACCGAATCATCAAGCGGTATCGTGATGACAGTCGCACTAGGAACAACCCTAATGCCCGCTTTAATATCCTTTGGTCAAATGTTCAAACGATTACCCCCGCTATCTTTGCAAGACTGCCCCGCCCTGATGTAAGCCGTAGGTTTAGGGATAATGACCCAGTAGCTAGGGTGGCATCAATGATGCTTGAACGGGCTTTAGATTACGAGATTACCCATTACGGTGATTACAAATCTGCCATGAGTCAGTCGGTCTTAGACCGTTTGCTCGGTGGGCGTGGAACATCTTGGGTGCGCTATGAACCGCATATTGCTGGTGAAACTGGTGGCATGGGTGAAGATATGCCCGAAGATGGCTTACAAATTACCGAGGACACAGACGAAGCTGAAACCGAAGGCGGCATTTACCGTGAGGATCAGGAACGAATTGAATACGAATGTGCGCCTGTTGACTATGTTTATTGGCGTGACTTCGGTCATACGATTGCCCGCACATGGGAAGAAGTAACCGCTGTATGGCGCAAGGTTTACCTCGGTAGGCCAGCCCTAGTAGAACGCTTTGGTGAGGAACTGGGCGGTAAGATTCCGCTAGACACAAAACCTGAAACTACTAAAACTTTCAACGAGAAAATGGGTGAAGGCGCATCCGAGGCCACGGCCTGACCCGCTTAAGCTTGAGAACTTTTGGCCTTGCCCGAAACCTTTATACGCCACACTAACTACAGATAAGCTTGAGCCAATCCCTGACTTTGTTTTATATCAAGACCAAGCCAAACAGTTAGACACACTTGCAGACCGTATCGATGGCTTCATTAACGCCCTGAAAGTCCGCGGTGTTTACGATGCAGCCGAGCCAAGTCTTGCCCGTTTGTTCGCCGAGGGTGAAAACAATACCTTGATTCCTGTCAAAAACTATGCTGCCTTCAGTGAAAAGGGTGGAATGATGGGTGCTATTAACCTTGTGGATATTGCCCCTATCGCCAATGCCTTGCAAATGTCGTATCAGGCAATGGATCAGGTTAAGGGTCAGATTTACGAGATTATGGGTATTGCCGACATTCAGCGTGGGCAAACCGACCCGAATGAAACCCTTGGCGCACAGATTATCAAGTCTAACAATGCCAGCGGTAGACTCAAAACCATGCAACACGCAGTAGTAGACTTTGCTACTGAACTCTTGAGCATCAAGGCGCAGATTATCTGTAACCACTTTACAGACGATACGATTGTCAAGATTAGTGGTGCAATGCAACTAAGCCCACAAGACCAAGCTTTAATCCCACAAGCTTTAGCCTTATTGCGTAACGAAGCCGCTAAGAACTTCCGTGTTGAAGTAACCAGTGACTCGATGATATTCCAAGACGAACAGCAGGAAAAAGCTGACCGCATGGAGTTCTTATCTGCTATGAGTGGATTCTTGCAACAAGCAGTTCCAGCAGCGCAAATGACCCCCGAACTTACCCCAATGCTGGTCGAGATGCTCAAGTTCGGAGTCACCGCATTTAAAGCTGGTAAAGGCTTAGAGGGCATGATTGACGAAACCGCTGACAAGTTCCGTGAACAGGCGAAGATGGCAGAAGGACAGCCTAAACCGCCTAGCCCTGAACAAATGAAGCTTGAGATGCAAATGCAGATTGAGCAAGCCAAGATGCAAGCTGACCAGCAAAAAATGCAAATGCAACAGCAAATCGAGCAGGCTAAGATTCAGGGGCAAATTGAACTGGAGAAGGCCAAACAAGAATACCAAGCCCAAGAGAATCAGCTTAAGTTCCAGCTTGAGGATCAACGCAACCGTGAGCAAATGCAAATGGAAATGGACTTGGAGCAAACTAAGATGGACTCCAACAACAACAAGGAATTGTTACTCGCCTACCTCAACAATGCGGCTAAGATTGAAACAACCCGTATCACAGCAGGCCTAGATACAGGCGAACAAGCTTATGCTGAGAATGTACAGATGGCTAACATTTTGCAAGACCAATTAGGATATTCCGATATGAAAAACCACCCACTACAACCCGCAATTGAAAGTATGCACATGAGCAACCAGCAATTAGCGCAGATGTTGGCTACATTGCTAGAAAAACTTAGCCAGCCTAAGACTGTTGTTAGAGGACAAGACGGTAAGATTATTGGAGTTCAATAATGCCTATAACAGTCAAGCACACCAAAGTATCAGCGATTCCTGATGCTGGAGATGCAAACCTAGTTCAACCATCCGATTGGAATGCTGACCATACCCTAGTCGGTCTAGGCACGATGGCAGAGCAAAATGCCAATGCGGTAGCCATTACGGGTGGAACAATCAGCGGGGTGACTATCCCTGCATCGAATGTTACGGGAACGCTACAAGTCAATCAAGGCGGCACAGGGGCAACAACCCTGACAGGCTATGTCAAAGGCGCAGGAACAACAGCCCTGACCGCATCCTCGACCATTCCCAATACAGACATTACGGGACTAGGCACGGCATCAACTAGGGATGCTGGATCGGCTAACGGTGTAGCTACCCTAGACGCTGGCGGTAAAGTACCTGTAAGCGAACTTCCTGCCGCAGTCCTAGGCGCACTTAGCTATCAAGGAACTTGGAATGCAAGCACTAACACCCCTACTCTTACTTCCTCTACTGGCACTAAAGGTTATTACTATGTTGTCAGCGTTGCTGGTAATACTAACCTCGATGGGATTACTGATTGGCTTGTGGGCGATTGGGCAGTCTATAA